GCTCCTTTACCCCTAATCGTTCTCCAATCAATTCCCATTGTTAATCGTTTCTATTAATAACAAAGTAATAAAGAAAAATTATTGACTTATTTTTGCCATCGCTTCTTTATGCATCATCTCTGTTATATAATTTCTATCTGCTTTAAATGCTAGAAGTAATAAGCATTTCTCTAATGGTTGCTTAACTACGGAATCTATTTCATTAATATTACCATTAGCCAATTCAACTATTGCGGAATAATTACCCCACTTTTTTCCAAAGTTGATTTGATATTGGGTGACATTTCCGCCACTTTCTTCATTATAGAGTTCGGGATAGAGCTCAATAAGTCCATTGACAAATTGATAAAAAAAAACCAGGCACCAAAGTGAATATCCATTCCTACATTTAAAAACCATTCCCATTCTTCATTACCTTCATATCCTTTAACATCATATCCCTTTGCTAACTTATTTGTAACGGGTCTATATAATATTGCCATTATCTTTGCCCAATCTTCATTTATAGTTAAACAATTTAATTTAGCTATATCTACATATGCTCCATACTCTATTTGAGATAGGTTAGGATAGAAACCATATTCAACACCATTGCGTGAAAATGTTTGAACTAAAGGTAATTCTACATCTGCAACAAATGAATTTAATTGATTACGGATTTGTATAAATGTTTCTGTATCTAACTTATGCATCAACTCAGGTGTCATTCCACATAGATGATAGAATAGTGCGGCTTGAGTTGCTTCCGCCTCACCTTCATATGCTTTTAAATCTGCACTAAGTTCTAAATATTTTTTTAAAGTAATTGCTGACCAGTTATTAGGTACTTCAATTGTAATTTCTTGTTTCATATATTATGCTTCGTATTTGTTTATAGTATCCATTTGTAATAACCACAATCTGTATTGTAGTTCTTTAACTTTCTTTTCTTCGTTTTCTAATTTAGCATTCATAGCAATCATCTTTGCATTTAAATCACCATTAGTTTGTAATAATTCTCTACATAAATCAAAAATTTGTTGTATCTCTGATATTGTGTAATCTCTATCATCTATCTTTATCATAAAAATCCTATTGTATATGTTCCTTTATTAGTTGCTTTTAGGCTTAACTTAGACATTGCTACATATCTTGCCGCATCAATCAAATGGTCCAATCCACCTTCAGGCGTATCAGTTGTTTGACCATATTTATCAGTTGCCCATTGATAACCATAGAACTCATTAATTAAATTCTGTGATGATTTATCTAAATGTATTTTATAATTTAGTAATGTATTAATACCAAACTTAATACTATCCGGTCCTTTCTTAACTGCCTTTGCATTAAATCCACTTCTACATAATTCTTCAATAGAGCGTGGTTCAGAACTATCACACCATATCTCTTCTCTTTTAATTCCTAATGATTTTAATTTATTGATTATATCATTCATTACTAATCCTTTCTCATAGATTAATTCATTGATGTATATATGCTCACCATTCTTAAATACCGCAACTAAAGCTAATTCATCACCTGCATATCCCCAATCTAATCCAAATGCCACAAACTCTGCTTCATATTCAGTTACTATATCAAACTGGAATATTGCTTTATCATTTGCTGCGTATTCACCCTTACCATATATCGCCCAATACTTTGGATTCTTAAATTGTAAATCTTCAATTGCTTTTACCATATCATCAGGCAAAAATGGATTGTCTTTATAAGTTGTTACCCATCTATCACAATTATCCATTACTCTTAACCAATGATAAGGCGAGATAGTCGGGTTATAACTTAAAATAATTTGACCTTCTGTTCTGATACTTAATTGAAAGTAAGATTCCTCGTCTACCTCACTTGCCTCATCTATGTATAATTTAGTTGATTTTAAACCTCTTAGTTTATTTGCATCATCTGTGTTAACAAATTGAAAGATAGTTCCGTTATAGAGTTTATATACCCTATCAGCTATGTTCATTGATTCTTCTTCCCATAACCCAATCTTTTCCATTATCTCTTTGAAATCCTTTATAACAGTTTTCTTAAGAGATGGAATTGTTTTACGGACAATGGTTATATCTTGCTTTGTTTCTAATCCTTTTGTAATAAGGTATTGTAGGATTGCAAATGTTTTACCACTTCTCGTTCCACCAATGTGATGTGATACCCTTTTAGTTGAGTTTAATAGATGCTCAAAACTAATCGTTGTTTCTATCGTCGCTTCTCTTGCCATTATTTGTTTTAATCTCAATAACTAATTTATCTATCTTATGATTAATTTCTCCTTCTAAATCAATCTTAGTTTGTTTTGGAACTACATAATCAATTAATTTATTTGCTATCTTCATTGCCTCTTCAGGATTTGTTTTTCTTAACTTATCCAAATCAGCTTCTAATCTTTCTAATTGATTACCAACAATGCGAGTAATTATTTCTTTTATCTCAGCTGTTGTTTTATTTGGTTTACCTTTCGGTCTACCTTTACCTATCTTATTTCCTTGTTCGAACTTAGCCATAATCGTTATTTATCGTTATTATATTCTGTATATATGAATAACAACTTAATCCTTTTTTTCTATTGATGCCGTTTGTTCCGCTTTTAATCTTTGATACATTTCATTATACTGTCTTTCTAATTCGTCTAATTCTTCTATCGAAAGACTTGCTTTGAATTGTTCTGCTATTTCTTTTAGTTGTTCACTAGTCATTACTGAATGGATTTTTTATATTATCTTTTAAATGTTGTTTCATCTTCTTTATATGTAAGAATGCTGTACTATTACTTATGCCAATCTTTTTACTTATTCCCGCTAGGGTTTCATCCTTTTCATCTATCCAATACATTTTATATAATTTAGCACTTACCCACATTCCTGTTTTTTCTACTGATTGTATTTCTCTTAGTACTTCATCATAACATTTTTCTAATCTTTCATCGTATTCTATATCATATTCATTATCACTATACTCCTCAGTTATTATACCTTTGTATTGTATTCTTGCATCCCGCTTTACTTTGTTAATAAATCTGCTTTGTATAAACTGAATACAATATAGAATGTTAAATGAATCTTTTGCCCATAGTTTAGGATTTACTTTTTCTCCTAAGTAACAATATAACTCACCGACTAGGTCTTCTGCGAATTCTTGCTTCTTTGAAATGTTATAAGCTGTTCCTAATAACCATTGATGATGTTTGGTATATAGAACACCTAATCGTTGTGTGTTTTCTTGCATACTGCCTGAATCAAACATTATGTTCTCTCTTTTACCCATTGTCTTAGATGGTCTACCGCTTTTTTCCAAAGACCGCCGGCTGATGCACATCCACAAGGTTGATTTTCATTTGCATTCCTTACTCTATTAAAGTTACCCCATATATAACCCATTTGATTATCGGGTAGGTATGCTCCTATCTCATTTAAGATTCTATTTAATTCTGTAAACTCTTGCTCAGTTAATGGTTCGTATTTATTTTCATTCATATACTAATCTTTTTTTAATGGAATAAATTCTGCTTTAGTTGGTGGTTGTTGCATATCAATTGGATTTTCTGTATTTAAGAATTGTTTGATATGTGGAATGATTAAATGATTGCCTGGAAAGGTAATTCCTAATCCACTTAGTATTACTACTAAATCATTTACATTTTGTAACTTACTGAAATCTACCATATATGCTTTTGTAGGGTCTATTTCTTTTTCTGAATCACCATTTAAGGTACTTTTAACTTCTATCATATTATTTTTGTTTATTGTTTCTATATTCGTTTCTTTGTTCTGCTAATGTTACTGAGTTTAAATACTTCATTAGATTCTCATCACCTAATATTCTATCCATTTGTTTACTAATAAATGCTCTTACATCTTCCCGCTTTGTTAATCCTTTTATTTCTTTATTTAATCCTCTCCAAAAAAGATATCGATTCTCTAATTTATAATCCTTATATAATTCTATTCTATTTACCGCCGCACCTATCTCTACTCTCTTTTTTTTAGCTTCTTCACCTCTATCCTTTGATTCTATTTGATAACATTCCTTACATAATGCTCTCTTTGGTTGTTTAGGATGTTCTTCATCAAATACAACACCACATTTTCCACACTTTGTTGATAACTGTCTTAGACTTCTTGCCATTAAAACAATTTTATTCTATTATCACAATGAAATAATTTATCTAAGTATTCTCTCCTTCTATCACAACCACAATCTGAATAACCTAATTTACTAGCTATCCATCCTGCTAATTGTTTTCCGTGACCTAGAGTAATAACTGAGATTAATCCTTCTAACCATGTTCCAAAACGAAATATACACATTAGTTATTTACATTTAAACATTTACTATTCTTTTTAAGAGCAATAATCATTTTATTCTCTATATCTCTTAATTGTTCTTTAGTGATATTACCACAATCCATTACTTCTTCAAACGTATGTGCATCTATACCCCATATATCAAATGAGTTATGTAATAAAGGGAACGTTGAATATCCCTTTGCTTTCTGATAAAGATAATTACCTCTATGTGAATTAAATCTTACACTAAGTTTCTTTTTAGTACAACCAATGTAAGTTTCACCTAATGGATTAACGATACGATATATAATACCATTCTTATCTGCTTTTCCGTATTCTGTAAAATAATCTTTATTATCCGATTGATACTTTGGATTGTACTTATCATTAAATTGTTTTTGACAATCTTTACACTTTGATTGCAATCCATCTTTTGAATTAATACTTTTGGAGAATTTTGTTGTTAGTTTTAGTTCCTTACAATTAGAACATTTTTTGTTTACCATTTATTTAATTTTTACTTATACTTAAAGATACTACATATAAGTATCAATTCCAAATATTTTAAGTAAAAAGTTTAGGACAATAAAAAAACCCCCATCGAGAACTGATGAGGGTTGGTAGAGTATTATTTGTACCTCTACATAAGTTATAAGGAGTCGGTCCCAAAATGGCTGTAAAGTTACCGACTGATTAATAACAAAGATAAATTATTTTTTTATTATACCAAATTATCTAACTCATTTAATTCTTTTTGATTTGGTTTTTGTTTCATCTTATCTGCTATACTAGATAAAGTTTCAGTTATAGTTTTAGTTAAAGTTTCATTTCTAGTTTCAGTTACAGTTGCAGTTGCAGTTCCAGTTTCCATTAGTTTATCATATGTTTCTGATAAGTTATTTTTTATCTTACTTCTATTATTTCTTCTACTTTCAGTATAAGCTTTTCTTCTTTCACTTTCTGATTTCAATTTAATATTAACATATGTTCCATCTGTCTGTTTAATAAACTTATCTCTAATTTTTTTATCTTTATCAGATAAGATAACATCTAAATCTTCATCAGTTAGATATGTTTGTTGATGTTGAATACAAAGTAATGTAATATACTTTCCTTTCTGTTCCATTGTCATTGTGATTGTACTACTCAGAAAATCTGATGTGTAGAACAATACTGCTGGGTCTTTCGCCATAGTTTGTGTTTTGTTTTGTTTATGTTATTAATGTGTTTATCATATCTTAAAGATACAACAAATATAAGTATTAACCAAATTATTTAAGATTTATTTATTCCATATTACACCATACCTTATTCCAAATATCATCAGTTGATTCAATTGCTTTACCATATCCTAATCTTTCATACCAAGCAGTTAATTTAACTTCTAATACAAATTCATCTTTTGGATTAAACTTTTCACCAGGATATGGTATAAGATAAATTGGTATATTAAATTGTTCACTAATCCTATCTAACATATCCATAATATTACTAGCGATACCCAAATTTCGTTTATCTTTTGGAACTAATATACTTTGTAACATAACACCATCATTCCAAGGAACTAAACAAATTTCAACACCATTTTCAGGTATAGTAAATTCACATACACCATTCGTAAAGTGAAT